ACCATTGGTATGCTAACGTAACAGTGTATTCTTCGATGGTGTCATTTGAACCCCAATCTAAATCGATTGGTGATACATCAGTTGGAAATGCTCCAACAATTCTATATTTTTTAAGCGCATCACCTTTTTTTGAATATTGAGAAATTTCACCATCAACCGTATAAGTTCCTGGTTGCATGGCGATAGGATTTCTAACATTCAAATTATGTGAGTTAATACCATTCAACCATCTTTCGAATGCATTACGAATGATAAAATCTTCATCATTAATAATTGTCATTGTCCAATCGCTGAAGGTTCTGTTTCCAGCAAATTTTAGTTCTCTACCAAAGTAAGGAACTACGACTGGGTTTACAGTTGTGCCTGGAAGCGAAGAGGATCTACACATAAATGTAAGTTTTCTTTGTGCGTTTCCTGGTGCTGAAAAAGCTGGAAAAGGCAGAGAAACTTCAAATAAATTCGGTCTCGCTCCGTCACCAACCATTTGGGAACGAAATTCATTTATATTAAAGGCCATTTGTTATCTCCTTATTATCGATTTGAATTAGAATCTGCCAACAACTTCTTCAAAGGACACGCCAGTTCTTGTTGCAATAAAGTTCAATTGAATGTAGTTGATACTTCTTGCTGGCTTAACATATATATCTCCTATAAATTCATTTCTATCGATGATTTCTGGTGTATTATTTGTTGTATCGCAAACAATACGATAATCGGTTATAGCTCTTCTTCCTTGTAAATCTCTAACATAAGGCTCAACAAGATTTATGAATTGTGAGCGAGTAGCTTCATCGTTTATTTCAAAAAGAGAATATTTGGCTGCTAGAGAAAGTGATTTTCTCATAAGAATGAAAAGTCTTCTTGCACCGATTCGATCAAATATACTAGGTTTTGAAGTTAAAGTTTTATCTCCAAAAAGAACAGTTCCTGTCCCAGTGAAAGTAACTACTGGATTCACTTGATCGATATAAAGAAGATCTCTATCAGCCTTCTTTGGATTGTAAGCTAATTTATCAAGATTTTTAATGAAACCTCTATTCAAACCTCCTGGTGAAAAAAATTCTTCAAAGTTGGAAGAAGTCTTAGCGCAAATACCAGCAATGTCTGGATTTAAAGGAATCCAACGATAGGTATCATTATACTTGTCGTATTGATATTTCCAACCACTGTCCATAAACGCATAAGATGAAGGTGTTAATGAATTTCTAGTAGTAAGAATAGCAGTTACTTCAGAACCATATTTGTCTACCACATCAGTTTGCTGAGGTGATACAAAAACAATACAATCTTGTCTACCTTCTCCTAAAGAAGTTATTATAGAATTTTTGATTGCTGTACTATGATTTCCAGTAATTACCAAACCAATATCAACTTCGTCTGCATTATTGAAATATGAATATCCTGTAATCACATTGGCATCAGAAGGAGTCGCGTCTGTGCCACCTTTTAATGATACGGTATATGAACCAGTGGTAAAATAATTCTTTGAAGAATTTCCAGTATAATTAGGATCACCAATCGAAAGTCGATAATGATTAACGCGATCTAATCCATAATTAGAAACATAAACATCTTCTTCATTTGGAGAAATAAAAAGTCCTGATGCATCAGTGTAATTCAAATCGACAGGACCGCCGTCATATATATTAACAAAAGAATTTGCAGTCGATGATAAAGTTGCCACATTCCATGCTTCAGTTAAATTAAACTGAGACATTCTTTCAATAGTTGGAACACCATCAAGCCTATATTGTATTACTAAAACCTTTCCGTCTTTTATAAAATGCATTCCTACTGGGATATATGAACCACCAGCATCTATGGTTGAATTAAATGTAGCAGTTGCCGTATTTACTTGCCAAGCTGTAGATAGTGTATATTGATAAACTTTATCAGTTGCAATACCTAGAATGTACATTCTTGTTCCATCATCTTTGAAATGAATATCAACGGGAGCATTAGAATCTTGAGACAATACACTAAAAAAATGATTTGTTCCGCAAGATGCTGTTTGAACATTCCAGGCTTCTGTCATCGTATATTCATATACTCTTCTTCCTGCACCATCTGTAGCAATGTCTCCATTATAAAATTTTAATCCATCCGATCTAAAATATAAACCTGTAATAGCTCTCACAGAAGTTGATAAGTAATTTAAATTTTTTGTATTATCTAATGTTAAAGAACGAGTAGAAGTATTAGAAGCCAAGTACCATGGAACTGTGACGAGAGATTGATTTATTGTATTTCCAAAATCTCCTATGTGATAAAAAATTGTACCATCTGGTTTCCAACTTATTCCAGTAATAATAGGATCAGTGACCTTAAAAAAATTAGAAAAACTTAAATCTTTTACATCCCAATTAACCTCACCATTATTTGAATAGTTTGATGAAGTTTCTACATATGATGGCGCGAGTCTAGATGTGAGAGTTGCTGCAACAGAACCATTTGTTGCAATTACATTAGCTAATGTTGGAGGTCTTGAGTAAAGCCCTGGATCATAAACTACGATATCAATTATCGCATTTGTTGTGGCATTAATAAAAACGCGAGCATTTGCTTGACGATACACTGCACCATCTGAATTAAATGTGACCCAAACGTTTGAATTAGAATAACCTTCAGCACTCCAACTAATGTTAGCTACTGGTCGAGGTCTTTCTGGATTGGAAACAGCCCTTAAATATTTTGACGAATTTTCTATGACGGTCTTAAAATAATTTGATTTTCCTGTATCATCTCTAGCAAACTCAGATCTTGAAAGATTGCTATATTTTTCTAAAACTGTATTTGGTATTCCAGTAAATTGTCCTCCTCTATCAATAACAACCATGTGAAGTTCATCATTTGAACCACCTCTTATTGTTGCATGATTTGATGTTGACGGAGATGCGGAAAATAAACTGGCGTATTGCCAAGAACTAAAAGCCGCGGTATTTGCCTCACAGATAGAATAAGCTAAAGAATTACCCATACTACCAGGAAATTTAGCAACAAAAGGGCCAGCAGAATTTGCGGCTTCGATTCTACCATTTGCCCAATTTTGAGAATAATTGAAATCGTTTGTTATAAGTATTTGTGATGCAGTATTTGAACCTGCATTTTTTAATAAACTTGTATCACCTGCACGAACAACTTTTATATTATCAGAATATGCAAGAAAGTTAGCAACTGAAAAAAATTCTGTTGCTGTATTATTATCTGGTGATCCTACCATTCTCACAAGATCATTTTCGTTAGAAATATTCATTATTTCATTTATTGGACCCCAGCGAAAATTTCCAGCATATGCCCCAATGTTGGTTGCAACACCAGGAACAGAGGTGGACAAATCAACTTCAGATACTTCTACACCTGGTGATAATGGAAATGACATAGTTTAATCCTTTAAAAAAATGGTGAATTTAACTTTATTTATAAATTTATAAATTACTAGGTAAATAATTCACAGAAGATTCTGACCAAATATCACCATCTTCAATCATTTGTTGCTTTCTTATGCCGTCTTCTATAAAACCAAATGGCGTCAAATCTTGCTCTATCATTTCTAGCTGTTCTTGCATAAATGATTTTCTTAAGTCTGTATTCGTAGAATCTTTGAAATAACCCTGCGATATCATCCAACCAAAAAGAACCAAAGTCATAGCTAAATCGTCATGATTTCCTTCTTCAGCTTCGTAACTGTCTTTCTTGCGAACGAATGTGCTGAGTTCGTTAATTGTGTCAAAATCATTTAACACCAGCTTATCAGCTTCAACAAGAGTTTTTAGATTGGCGCAACCTATTCTTTTAGTTTTTGTAGTCGTTCTAAGTCCAAACTGAATGCTTTTTTTGTGCCCAGCAGAAATATTCTGACCCTTCTTTTGACTACTTTCAATCTTGAATATGTTGTCGTATTCAAGATCTTTGTGTAATAAGTCTACAACTTGCTGTCCTATGTCATTAATTTCTACCAAAACATAGGCATCATTATATTTTGTTCCAACATCATAAATTATGTTCGGAAAAAGAATCGGTGCTATATCATTACTTCTATATTTGGCCACTTGTCGATATGGTATTTCTGACACATCGATCACACTGAATGCAGAAAAGTCTCCGCCAAGTCCACGAGAGGTGTCTACGGTCAGACAATAGATATGAGGCATTTCTACCCAGTTTCCAGCATCGTCTTTCTTTCCTTTATTTGGATATTCATAAATGTCTAGATTATCATCATGGTAGATTGGATTTGTGAACGAAAGCTGTCGCAGCTTCGGACCGCTAATCAGTGTAGCTGCGCTACCCAAAAATTCACAATTGTGTGAAACAATTCCATTAGAATAATATAAATGACGAGTGCCTGAATTAACGATGTCATATAGATCTATTTTTCTTCTAATATGACGTTTTGAGACTAGAAAACATCCTCCCGTTTTTGTTTCTATCTCAGTCTTTTTATTCAGTTCTTTAGCGGTAATTATGCCATTGACTGTAGAAATTGGATGATCTTCGGAACATCGCAATTCGGCGCCATTTGAAAATTTTAGATGAATATAGGATTTTTTTGTGATTTTGTTGATTCCAAGAAAATCAACAAACCCCTCAGGAGATTCTATCTTTAGTTTTTTTTTATTGAGAACTACTGTTTTAGG